ACCGCCCTAACGCCGTTGCAGAGCACTTAGCCGCGATGACCGACATGTACATCGACCGTTGGGACCGGGGGGTACCTGTCTGGTGCATGGTCGTGGCCCCGGAAGACTGCCCGCCGCCCGTCGCATCAGAGAACCGCTACGACTACCCCCACTCCGTGGTTTTGGGGGCCCGCAACGTGGCCGGCGGTTCGCCGTGGCGAACGCTGAGGCCCATGTGCCGGATGCGGCAAAAGACCCTTGCTGCTAAGTTGGACAAAATGCGCGAGTACCCCGGCGCCATTCTGAGTACAGTGGAAGACGGCGTAGATGCAGGCTACAACCGCCTGCTGAAGAGCTACGACACCGAGGGCAACCTCATCAAGATCGAAGCCCTTAGCCCCGCCGCTTTTACTTACCTCCACCGCGCTATCCGTGCGGTCCGTGTGGTCGCCGTCAAGTGACACCCGAAGAAAACATCGCCCAGCTGCGCGAACTGAACCGCGCAAAGATAGATCGCACGCGCCAGGGTGCGATCGATCAGCGCGACATGGCGCTGGAGGGGCAGTCGGGCGGACGCCGCTTCGCCAAACACCCCATCGCTTACTTCATATCCGAAGAACAAATCTTCGCGCAAGGGGTAGGAACCACTGCACAGCACGTGCTCAACCTGTACCGCTGGCAGTCGACAGGGCGCGCATCGCAGAACCGGCTGGTGCTCACAGGCAAGGGCTTCACCCCCGAGGGGACCATAGAATTCGAGTATGGATTCAGGCAGGTGAACGGGGAACGCACCCCAGTGCGTTGGCAACTGGACCCGGCCAGCTTGGATATCTGGTGCGACCACATCCCGCGCGATGATCAGGGCATGAGCGTTGAGAAACGTCGTGAGGCCACTCTTACCCCATTCACTGCGAAGCACGGCAAGCTACTCAATGAAGTAATCGTTGACCCCATGATAAAGAAGTATTCAGATGGGCAACGCGCTGTGTACAAGCAGAAACAAGCCAAGGCGTTGCACCTGCACATGCCCCCCGGTTTCACCAGTTTGCCAGGCGCTACCCGCCCGCTCGCGTACAAGGTCATACCGCCGGCGGGGGATAAACACTTCCATACGGTGACGCTGGCCAAGGCCACGACATGGGCCGTAAAAAACCCCGAAGAGGGCATCGGGGACAGCAGCGACCGGTACATCAAAAAGATCCCCAGCTGCCCCATCATCGGCACGGCCCTGCTCTACGGCGTCGAGTATCATGTTGCTCCCGACGGCAAAACCCTGTACCGCAAGGGTGCCGTGGAGGATATCTACACCTACGCGATTCAGAACGCGTCGGGGCAGGGCATCAACGAGGCCACCATGGTGTTCTACGAGAACGCCCCGCCCAACGCGCCACGGGTGCCCGGTGAACTGGCATGGTACGAGCTCGACTTCCCGGCTCGCATCGTGCGCATCCACTGGTACCTGTCGCCCACCGGCGAGCCAATGGAGGATGTCGTGGGCATGGCAGGCGGCACGGTGATGTGGCGCGGGATTGTTTACTACTTCACCATTCAGGGCGCACTTGTGCGGGTTGTGCCATAAAAGCAACAGTACGTTTTTGGAGCGCAAACTGGTGGTACAATTTTTGTTGACGACGGGGGAGAGTTGTTCGGGGGGGGAAACCCCGAAGGTCTTTTTCGCTCACGGCGAAGCCTTTGCCGGACGGGTTCATGTCCACGCGGGCATGTGGCTGGTTACCGAACCTGCTGAACGCTCTCCCCTTTAGTCACCCTTTCTAACCCAAGGCGTTCCGTGAAAAACAACAACCCCATCCGATGGGGTGCCACTCTCGACGAATGGTACCTCTGGGCTCACCTGACCAACGGTGGCGCTGATCTTCTCCCCGCTGTAGCCTCACCTGAAGGCCAAGTTGCGCCTCGCCGGTTGACGAGTTCAATCCGCCACCTCAAAGAACTGCACAAAACCCCGACCGAATGGGACTACCCCTACGTTCGCGGCATCAAGGCATGGGCACAGCACGTAGCCACCACCGATGACATGCGGCTGTGGTCAGCCAATCCCGACTACAACATCCTGCTGGTCACGCGCAACATGCGCGCCATCGATATCGATATCTCGGACCGCGCGTTCGCTGATCAGATCGAGGCGATGATTTGCCAGGCGCTGGGCACCTCGTTGCCCGTGCGCTTCCGTGAGAACAGCGGCAACCGCACCCTGATATTCCGTGTCGACGACCCGACCCCTCTCAACCGGCGCGCTGTCATCGTCTCCCACAAGGTCATGGAAGGTAAGGTTGTTGTAACAAAACAACAGGCTATCGAACTGCTCGCCAGCGGCCAGCAGACCGCGCTGTGCGGCACCCACCCCAGCGGTGCGCGCTTCCAGTGGCGTGGCATCGATCACGTAAAGGGCATACCTGTTGTTTCCTTGCAACGCTTGGCGGTGCTGTGGGACCAGCTGCGCAACGCCTACGATCCAGGCAGCAAGCCCCTGATCGTGCCCGAAGAGGCGCAGTACGAATTCGTGGCCCGCACCGGCGGTACCGTGAAGAACGATCCCGTGTTGACGTGGCTGGAGGGTGAGGGCTTTGTCAAGAGCTACGAAGGCAACGGCACGGCCAACATCCGCTGCCCATGGGAGGCCGAGCACAGCGACGGCGGCAACGCCAACGCCACCAGCTGGCTGCCCGCAGGCCTGGGCGGCAAAGAGCGCGGAGGGTTTCGCTGCCTGCATGCCCACTGCGCCGACCGCAACACCCGACTGTTCTTGGACCACATCGGCTACGCCGAGGCCAGCGCCAAGGCAGCGTTTATGCCAACGACCCTGCCAGCGCCGCCCAACCCGGTCGACCAGCTGCGCGCCATGGTGGCACCACAGCCTCTACAGCAGGCGCAAGACGATTCCCGCCCCCCTGCTAACCTATCGGCGTTTTCATGCGCGCCAGCGCCCGTGTCGCAAGCCACAGCGCCAACCTTCGAGGCACCCACCTACAGCATCGCGCCTGTCGTCCCCCGTGCGCCAAGCCGAGTGCTACGTCTGACCCCTGAACTGTCGAGCCGCAAGGCCCACACCAAGCAGGTCAACGATCTTGTCAAGCTGGCCGGTGAAGTCATGGCACTGGGCGGGTCCGAACCGGGGGAGGGTACGCCGTACAACAAAGACCCAAAAACCGGCAAGACGCAGGTGTCAGTGACCAACCTGCACATCGCGCTGACCTCATCCCCCGAGGCATTCGACGCGCGCCGCGACACCTTCCAGGCAGTTGACCAGATCAGCGTCGCGGGCGGAGAGTGGAAAGCGGTGAGCGACCCCGTTATCACCACGGTTCGCCGCATGCTGGAGGCTGCCCTCGACGCGAAGTGGAGCGCCGACGATGTAGGCAAGGGTATCTGCGCCGCAGCCGATGAGAACAACTACGATTCAGCACAGGTGTTGCTGGAGCAGCAGACGTGGGACGGAACCAATCGAATCAAAGCCTTTGCCACCGACATCCTGAAGGCTGAGCCCTCGCCCTACGCAGACCTCATAGGCCAGTACACATGGGTTGCTTTAGCCGCCAGGGTGTTGCAACCCGGGTGCAAGGCCGACATCTCGCCCATCTTCATCTCCCCAAAGCAATCCACCGGCAAGTCATCTACCGTGGCAGCGATGGGGCTGGTACCGGGCTGGGCCACAGTGCAAGACTTGAGCAGCCGAGACGATGACTTGTCCCGTGCGCTGCGCGGCAAGTGTGTGGTCGAGATCGCCGAGTTGCGTGGACTGGATGGCCGAGACGCCAGCGCCACCAAGGCGTACCTCACAAAGACCGTCGACCAGTGGACACCCAAGTACCGAGAGTACGCAGTCGAGTCCCCGCGCCGCTGCCTCTTCATTGGTACCGACAACAGAACCCGCATGCTGAAAGACCCAACCGGCAACCGCCGCTGGGCGCCCATCCGCGTGGCCGTCACAGACAAGTTCTGCGACCACCCCCGCATGGCGCAGAGCATCGACCAGTATTGGGCCGAGGCTGTAGAGATCATCAAAGGTTTCCCCTCGCCGGAGCATGCAGTGGAGCACTTCAGTACGCAACTGCGAATCGCCGCCGAGCCCTACGTGCTGGCCGCCACCGCGTTTGACCCGTGGCACGCCGTGATATCCAAGTTCGTGCGCGCTCAACGCCCCGGCACCCGCGTCACCGCACAAGCACTGTTCGCCATCCTCGGGGGCTCCGTGCTGGCGTTGGACCACTTCAAGATTGCCCGCATTCGCACCGTGATGACGATGATGGGGCTAGAGGAATCCGGCCACGACGCCTGGCGCATCCCCAAAGTGTTCCCCACGGTGGACGATGAGCCGACCGACGACGCGCCGACCGCCGATGTGCAAGACGAACTGGACGCAGACGGCACGATGCCATTTGTGCAGCCGCCCCCACCAACGAACACTACCGGGTTTGCGCCGAACGTCTATGCGTTCACGGCTACGCCGCCGCCAGTCGAGGACGACCCTACGTTCCCGCCGCCGAACCGCAGTGCGTTCACATGCATCACGGTCGACTCCGACGACTTCATTGCGCCGCCACCGAACTTAGCCGCGTTCACCTGCATAACGGTCGACTCCGACGACTTCATTGCGCCGCCACCGAACTTAGCCGCGTTCAGATGTCAACCGATACAAGTGTCGTGGGCCGATGTGTTTCAAAATAGCAACAGGCCATTTGTTTTTTAGCGAAGCGCAGAACTCTGTGCTAAGATAGCTTCACCCGCTGAGTCAGCCTGACCAACCGACTCAGCTTTTCAACCCCGGTCAAAGGAAAACATCATGGACTTCCAAAAACTCATCGCCGCTTTTTATTCTTTGGTTGAGAGTGTCGGCCGCATCGCCGACTCGCTCGACATCATGGCGGGCAACGTGGACGGCGAGAGCGGCTTCGGCGTGCCCGCTGAAACTACCTCGAATGCTGCGGCGGGGGGTGCCGTCACCGAGACCAAGCGCAAGCGCCGCAGCAAAGCCGAGATCGCCGCCGACAAAGCAGCCGCCGAAGCCAAAGGCCCTGAAGCGTCAAACATCGTCGACGCAGTGCTGAGCGCTGCGCCCCCAGCGTTCAACCCATCGGTGTTCCCTGGCGGCGCAGCAGTCCCGACCTTCACGCCTCCAGTTGCAGCCCCCGCACCTGTTGCAGCCCCCGCTGCGCCAGCACCCGGTCCCAACGGCGTGGACTATGCCGCCATGGCGCAAGGCTTTGCACTGGCCAGCCCGCAGGATCAGTTCCGCGCTACGTTGGAGTTGTTCAAGACCAAGGGCGACAACCTCATGATGCAGCAGGCTTACATGAAGGCTGCCAACGACGGGCAGATGCAGATGCCGATGAGCGACATCTCCGACTCCAATCTGCCCGCTGCCCATTACATCAACGCACCGGTGGCCTCGCGCTGGGGCATCTACTACGCCCTGCACACCACGGCGGCGCAGATTGACGCAGCCAAGCCCAGCTTCTAAGCTGTAGGGTTTGCGATGGGCGGCGTGCTGCCCATCCCTAACCCCACCGACCGAAAGGAAAACCATGTCCGAACACGCCCTAATCTCCGCGTCCGCCGCCGAGCGTGACACCATCTGCCCTATCAGCGTGCTCGGCGACACTGAAGACACCACCAGTGCAGCCGCTGCCGAAGGTACCCTCGGCCACAAGATTGGTGAAGACGTGCTGCGCGGCCTGCCCTGGCCTGCCATCGGTTCGAAGCACACGGTCGAGGGTCACACCTTCACCATCGAGGAATCGTTCCTGAATGATGTGTACGCCTACGTCAAGTACGTGCAGTCCATCAACTGGGTGCGCGGCTACAACGTCGAGGGTCGCGTCAACTATTCGCGCTCACTCGGCGTGCCCTACAACCTGGCCTTCGGTACGTCCGACTGCTGGGGTTTCTCGCAAGACGCGCAAGGCCAGATCCTCGAAGTCATCGACCTGAAGATGGGCCGCAAGCCCGTGAACCCCGAGCGCAACAAGCAAGGCGTGCGCTACGCGGGGGGTGTGCTCGATGGGCTGTTCCCCCTCATCGTGCTGCCCCGCGACCATCGCGTGCGCATCACCATCTTCCAGCCCCGCCTGTCGCACACGCCGTTCTCTTGGCTGACCACGGTAGGCACCGTGCAAGACATGCTGAAAGACATGCAACCGGCAGCAGCCGCAGCCGTGGCCTATCACAACGGCACGGCCACGCAGGAAACGTGGGCGCAGTTCCCTGAGATAGCCGGTGCGCACTGCCACTACTGCCGTCGCAAGCCCGACTGCGGAGAGATCAAACGCTACAAAGCCAAGGTGCTGGCCGCGCAAGGCAAGCCCGCTGTGTGGGACGAGCAGCTGTACCGCATGGCCGATGTGTTCAAGCAATTGTTCACCGAGATGGAAGACATGGCCACGGCCAAAGCGATGGCCGGTACGCCGCTGCCTGGCACCAAGCTGGTGGCGGGTAAGAACGGCAACCCTAAGTTGCTGGTGCCCTATGCCCAGGTGCGGGAAATTGCCAAAGGTCTGGGCATGGAGTCCAGCGTGGTGGAGACCAAAGAAGTGTGGGAGACGCCAGCCAAGATCCGCGACGCGTTCATCCGTGTGGGCATGCCCCAGCCTGACGTGCTCAAGATCGTGGCATCACCTCCCGGCTCACCCAAGTTGGCTCTCGCCGACGACCCACGGCCAGCCATCATCAAGGGCGCAGATATCTCTGCGTTCTCCGCCATCCAACGCTAAGTTCTGTGCTAAGATAGCATCACCCGCTGAGAGGTACTGACCGCACCTCGCAGCTTTTCAAACCCGGTCATTGGAAAACATCATGAGCAACATCAACACCGCAGTTTCGGTGGTCGTAGACCCCAACGTCCCGGGCCGTGTCATCCTCAAAAACGTGCGCATTGCATTCGCATGGCTCAACGAACCGCAGCCTGGCCAGATCAGCGAGCAGACCGGCCAGCCTGGCCCCGCCAAGTACGGCGCCATGTTCCTGATCCCCAACGATCAGACTGAAGCCATCAACGCCATCATGGGCGTGATGTGGAATCAAGCCACGGCCAAGTGGCAAGACAAAGCCACCGGTATCTGGCAAGGCTTGGCTAGCGTGGGCAAGCTGGCCTTGCGCGACGGCATGACCAAGAGCGAGTACGACGGCTTCCCGGGTTGCCAGTTCATCTCCGCATCCACGCCTGCTGACAAGCGCCCGCCTGAACTGCTGAGCAACTTCGCAGGCCCAGACGGTGCACCCGCTGTGCTGCCCCGCCCACAATCCATGCTCTACGCAGGCTGCTACGTCAATGCGCAGCTAGATTTTTGGGTTCAAGATAACCGCTTTGGCAAGCGAGTGAACTGCGAGATCGCAGCTGTTCAATTCGAGCGCGCCGGTGATGCCTTCGGTGCCGGTGGCGTTGCTGCCAACCGCAGTGCGTTCAGCGCACAGCCTGCACCTGCTGGTAGCTTCGGCGCAGCTGGTACCGGGGGTTTCGCACCGCAACAGCCACAGCAGTTCGCAGCACCGCAGCCTGCTCAGCAGTTCGCACCGCAGCCCGCTCAGCAGTTCGCAGCGCCGCAGCAGTTCGCACCGCAGCAGTTCGCACCGCAGCCTGCACAGCAGTTCCCCGCTCCCGGGCAACAGCCACAGCAGTTCGCACCGCAACAGCCACAGCAGTTCGCAGCACCGCAGCAGTTCGCAGCACCCCCCGTGCAGCAAGCCGCACCACAAGGCTTCCCCGCCCCGACGCAAGGCTTCGGCGCTGCGCCTGGTGGTTGGACCCCTCCCGGTAAGTAAACCCCCCGGGGCTTCGGCCCCTTTCTTTGGAGCACAACGTGAACGACGAAATGAATTTTGGTGACGCGCAAATGAGGTGTGTCAAGGCGTTGACTTGGAAGGACTGACCATGAAATACCTCGTACCTTTCTTCTTCCTCCTGCTGTGGGTCTACGCCATCGTGCGGGCCGAGACCGCGTGGAAATGGGTGCCCATCGGCGTCGGCCCTGTCATCGGGGTGGTGTGCGCCGTTGAAGACTTCATCCTCCCGCTGATCCCGGCTAAGTGACCTTTGCGATGGGCGGCGTGCTGCCCATCCCTAAGTTCACCAAAGGAAACCAAAATGGCAACCGTCACCATGGGGCGATACCCGCTGCCCCTCAAATTCTTTCGCCTGCACGAAGGCGCAACGCTCCCAACAGTCGGCTCTAAAGACGCGATGTGCTTTGACCTGTACGCTTGTCTCGACGGTGTGTCAGAAGTCAAAGTGCACCGGGGTGAAGTCACCATGGTAGGTACTGGCTGGCAGTTCCAAATCCCCGAGGGGTTCGGCGTGGAGATCCACTCACGCAGCGGCTACAGCACCAAGTACGGACTGCAACTGGCCAACACCGTAGGGCAGATCGACCGAGACTACAACGGCGAAGTGATGATGGCCTTGACGCTGGTGCACCGCACCAACTTCCACGGCCCGCTCACCCTCCACCATGGTCAGCGCGTGGCGCAGGCCAAGCTGGTGCCCGCCTACTTGATGGATCTGCGGGAGACACAGTTCGCAGCCGCTGCGACAGCACGGGGTGCTGGCGGTTTCGGCAGCAGCGGCGTATGACCATCCAGATCCCCGCGTTCCCCCACCGCCTATGGCTCGACTGGGAAACTAGAAGCCCCATCGATATCAAACGTGGCAGCTACGTCTACGCTGAGCACAGCGAGGTCATCATGGGGCAGTACGCCTTGGACGACGGCCCGGTGCAAATCTGGGATGCGGGGATGGGCCAGCCGATGCCCAAAGACCTGCACGATTACTTCAGCGCCAGCCACCTCGTACAGATCGCAGCGCACAACACCTCGTTCGACCGGGTGCAGATGATGTACTGGCAATGGGCGCGCAAATACGACCTGAACGTGACCCGCTGGTTCTGCACAGCCACCGCCGCCCGTCTCGCCGGTATGCCCGGAGGTTTGGATGCTCTGTGTCAAGCGCTGGGCATGCCCGAGAACTACAGCAAGAAAGACGGCAACGCATTGATCCGCTGGTTCTGCGTCCCCATCAAGGGCACCAGCGTTTACAACCAGCCGCACGACCACCCCGATAAGTGGGCCGACTTCATTGCCTACGGCATCCGCGATGTGGAAGCCATGCGCGAGGCCATGCGCCGCATCCCTCAGACCTACAACCCTGTCGAGCAGGCCCTCATGGCCTACAGCGACATGATGAACGACCGTGGCCTGCCGATCGATCGCCAGTTGGCCACCGCTGCCATGCGCCAGGCCGACATGGCCAAGGTCGCAGCGAAGCGGGAAGCCACCCGGCTGGTGAACGAAGACTGGGAGATGGACCCCGAGGAAGAGTTCAACCCCGCGTCACAGAAGGCCATCATCGAGCTCGCTGCCGACTATGGTATCAAGCTGGAGGACGCACGCGCCGCCACGCTGGAGAAGATGCTGGACAGCGCCGATGCCGTGCTGCTGCCACCCGTGTTCCGCAAACTGCTGGGCCTGCGTGTGCGCACCAACAAGGCGGCCACCTCAAAGTACAAGGCCATCCTCACCGGCGCCAACACGGATGACCGGTGCCGGGGGCTGATAACTTTCTACGGGGCGAACAGATCAGGCCGGGATAGTGGGCGTAGAGTTCAGCCGCAAAACTTGGCCCGCCCTGTGTACGTGGACGGTAAAAACCTGACGATGGAGCGGGCCTGCCAGATGGTGATTGACGGCACCGCTTTCATCCATGTGGACAACCCGATGCAGCTGTACGCCGACTGCGTGCGCGGCGCCATCGCAGCACCCAAGGGCAAGAAGTTCTGCACCGCTGACTTGTCAGCCATCGAGGGCCGGGTGTTGCCGTGGCTCATGCAAGAGGAATGGAAGGTGCAGTATTTCCGTGACCTCGATGCAGGCAAGGTGAAGTACGACGGCTATCAACTGGCCTACTCTGTGGCGTTCGGCGTTGACCCGTCTACCGTCACCAAGGCGCAGCGTACAGAAGGCAAGCCAATTGAGTTGGCCACGGGCTACCAAGGTGCTGTCGGCGCGCTGATCACCTTCGCGGTGTTGTACCGTATTGACATCGACGCAATGGCGCGCGGCGCCAGGGAGAAAGCAGAGCAAGGTCTGTGGGACGAGTGCTGGGCATCGTTCGATTGGTACGAAGAGAAAGGCTTAACCTATGGGTTAAGTCATGAGACATGGACCGGCTGCCAGTACATCGTCAAGGCATGGCGCAAGCGCCACCCAGCCACGGTCACAGGATGGAAGCGCGCGGAGGATAGTTTCCGCAGCGCCATTGAGAATCCCGGCGTTCGCTTCCCTATGGCAACCCGCACCACCGTACACAGTGAACAAGGCTGGGTGTTCGTCACCTTGCCGTCCGGTCGCCAACTGGTGTACCCGCACGCGCACTTAGTCGAAGCCAAGTTCGGCAAAGGTACACAGCTTGCGTTCTACGGTGTCAACCCCTTCACCAAACGGTGGGGTTTGATCTACACATATTCCGGGAAACTGGTGGAAAACATCACACAGGCCGTGGCCCGCGACGTGCTCATGTGGGCCATCCCCGAGGCCGAGCACCAAGGCTACGAGATCGTCATGCGCGTGCACGATGAATTCATCGCTGAGGTACCGGACGACATGACGCACAGCGGCCAGGCGCTGGCCCGCATCATGTCACTGCCCCACTCATGGTGCCCCGACCTGCCCCTTGCTGCTGTGGGTGAAGACCTTTACCGTTACCAGAAATAAATCATGAACAAAATTGAATTTGGCGACTGCCGCGAAACGATGCGCCGTTGGAAAGAGCAAGGCGTCAAGGCGCAGATGTGTGTAACCAGCCCCCCTTATTTTGGCTTAAGAGACTACAAAGTTGAGGGGCAGATTGGCCTTGAGGAAACCCCGGAGCAGTACATCGCCGCGATGGTCGAGGTGTTCCGCTGCGTCTGGGATGTGCTGGCCGATGACGGTACGCTGTGGCTGAACATTGGGGACAGCTATGCGCGGGACGCCGCCAAGGGGCAGCACAAACCCGGCAGTACAGGGAAGAACGCAAAGGTTTACGACAGCGGAGGTGGCAGGGCGAGCGCAACATGTGACCTCGCTGCGTCCGGGCTCAAGCAGAAAGACCTGATCGGCATACCGTGGATGCTGGCCTTTGCCCTGCGTGCTGATGGCTGGTACTTGCGCCAGGAGATCATCTGGTGCGTTTCAGGTGGCGTGTGGGTGTATGCCAGAACACAAAAAGGCGATATGCCGGTCATGGTCAAAGACTTGGTTCGTCTTGATCCCGCGACCGTCCAGCTTTGGAGTGGCGAGAAGTGGACGCGCGTTCTTGGGTGGGGCGCAAGTAGCGACACCAGCCAGCGTATTGAGTTGGTGTTGCGATCTGGTGAGCGCATTGGCTGCACAGGGGGGCATTTGTGGCCGACGCAGCGTGGCAACGTAGCAGCGCGTGATCTTCAAGTCGGGGATGCCATCAGGACTTGCCGACTTCCTGAGCCTGCAAACACCAAGCGCCCGGCCTACCTGACGGATGGCTTGCTGTGGTTGATTGGCCTTTACCTGGCAGAAGGGAGCCATTCGGGCGACACGATCCAGCTTTCATTGCATGGTGATGAAAAGCCGTGGGTGCCGCTGATAGATATGGCCGCTGAACAGGTTGGCGCAACGACCACATATCACGAAGAAGGCGATGCGCTGCATGTTCGCCTGTACGGCAAGGTCTTGAATGCTGTCTTGGATGAATACATCGGCGGTGAAACCGCCATCGACAAGCACCTGACCACAAAAGCGTGGATGCTTCCTGATGCCGCGCTGCGATTGGTTGCTCAGGGCTACCTGCATGGCGACGGACACGACGAGGGAAGTCGTATCCGGCTTGGTTTCTGCCGTAACTACGCCTTGGAGCGCGATCTGCGCGCGTTGGCTGCGCGGCTTGGGGCGACGTTGACTCTCAATCCGTGCGTGTCCACTTACCAAGGCGGGGAAAAGCCCGCATTTCGCGGCGAATGGCGCTGGGATCGCAGCGGGCATCACAACGAAAAAGATCGCGGTGAGATTGTCGAACTTCGCGCCAGTCGCGCTCGCCAGTTTTGGGATATTGCTGTTGAGGATGAACCTCATTTGTTTGCTCTGGCGTCTGGTGTTCTGACGCACAACTGCAAGCCCAATCCCATGCCCGAGAGCGTGACCGACCGCTGCACCAAGGCGCATGAATCCATATTCCTTCTGGCGAAACAGCCGAAGTATTTCATTGACCCGGAGGGGTTGAAAGAACCAGCGGTGGGCGGCGCGAAGGGCTCCGAGTTCCACACCGGAAAAACTGGTGAGCACCAGATGGGCCGCGCCAGCACGAAGCCACGCCGCGCGGGCAACGTGAACCCACCAAAAGGGCAGGCTGCATACGAAGCTGGTGATGAATCACACCGGACCAAGGCGGGCCTGCTGGGCTACGCGCAGAGAGAGCCGACCGAAAAACGTAACAAGCGCAGCGTCTGGACCGTGGCGACCAAGCCATACAAGGGCGCCCACTTCGCGGTGTTCCCTGAAGCGTTGATCGAACCGTGCGTCTTGGCTGGCAGCCGCCCAGGTGACACCGTGCTAGACCCGTTCATGGGCAGCGGCACCACTGCGGGGGTTGCCCTGAAGAACCGCCGCCAGTACCTTGGGTGCGAACTCAACCCGGAGTACGGCCCGCTGCAACAAGAGCGTATCGCAAAGAATTTTATTTTTTAGCGCAGAGTTCTGTGCTAGACTATGCGTACACAACCGAAAGCCCGCCATGAGCTACCCCAAAGACGACCCAGACTTCTCACTCGCCGTCGAGTGGACCAAGCCCAACGGCAAGGTGCTCTACGTCCCGTTTGGCAACGTGCTTGAACTCTACATGCTTCGCGGCATGGCCAAGTTCGTGTTCGGCTGCAAGGCCGTGGTCATCCCCCGCGACGGGCGACGTGAAGCCCATGAGTTCCCTACCACCAAGGTAGTTAACGATTGGTATGCCCTGTGCCGTTCGTTCCAACTGCAAGACCCCGCACCAGTAAGCATCAAGTCGGCCTACAAATTCTGGTTGCGCACCCATCATTCCCTTGTATCAACCATAGCCCGTGAAGGAAACCTGACATGAACCCCGACAAAGAGAAAGCAGTGATAGCCGCTGCCGCCGAATGCCTGCGCCAAGCCGGTGACGAAGAGATCACCATCACCGGTGGCAGCGACCGTGAAGTCATCGTCACCCGCCCCGGCTCGCAGTCGTCCTCGGTCTACACCGAGGATGAGTTCATTGCGAAGTACACACCCGTGAACGCAGCACCTACATCCTACGAAGTAGCCGAGAGGGCCAAGGGTGGGCCGGACCTCATCAAGTCACTCACCCCATCGCAAGACGAAGAGATTGCAACCCTGCGCCGCCGAGTTCGCCAACTCGAAGGTGAGCGCGATAGCATTGTGATGGGCGCGTCGATCAAGCTGGCCACCGCGCGCATGACGCTTCAAGGGTTGTTGAACGGCGGCAAGCTGACCGGCCCCGAGCAGATGGCATTGCAAGCCGTGTTCGACGTGCTGCCAAGTGGCGCACCGCAGATGAGGATTTGGTAATGTGGACCAATGAAACAACCTACTGGGCGTGGCGCGCGCCGCCTCACCTGAAGCCGCCCGAGCCTCCAACGAAGAAGCGCTTGATACGCATTCGTGCGCACGGGGTACGCCTCGCCGTCGGCGTGGTAGACCTCTACCCCGATGGCGCCCTCACCTACACCCGGCTGCACCGCAACGATCCCAACATCACACGTTGGTACCATCGCCTACAGATTTGGCTGGCAGACTTTATTTGGGAGTCCCAATGACACGCTACTCCAAAGTCATTGAGGCCGACAGTGAGTCCTTGCTGAAGGAAGGCGTCGTAACCCGAGGTGGGCTGTGCCTGAAGGTGGTCATCCTCGGTGCGGGCGGCTTCCCTGACCGGCTGCTGTTCATGCCAGGCGGCAAGTTCTACCTTGTTGAGTTGAAGAAGCTCAAGGGCTGGCGGTTCACCATCGCACAGAAGATCATGTTCCCGCTCATTGAAAAGCGGGGCTTCAAAATCCACGTCCTCCACGGCAACGTCGAGGTCCAAACCTTTCTCGATTCCCTATGAAAACCCCCGTCCTTATCCAAACCCTCTTCGGTGAGTGGGTCACCGCGACCCGTGCCAAGAAAGGCATCCTACGCAAACAGTTTGTCCCGTTCGGTTTGTCGGAGTCCGCCATCAAGTCGATCGAAGACAACCACCACGACGTGCGCCTGACCACATTTATCAACGTGTGCTACGCATTGGGGGAAGACCCGCTGAAGATGCTGGCGAGATTCATCAAAGAAGCGGAGAAGTCATGAACGACACCCCCACCGCCACCAAGTTGCTGGCCGATTTGGCCGAGGCGTACCGCAACGCCTTAGGTCTTGACGGCGCCCATGATGCTGCGCTGAAAGCCGCCGAGCGGTTCCTCGCGCCCATGCCGTCGCTGGAATGGCGCAGCAACAAGTTGTTCTCTGAGGCGCGCCTCGCGCACCAGAAGGCGTGTTTGGCTATCAAGCTGCTGCATCAGGCTCGCAACGAACTGCTGGACGTGCTGGAGATGAAGGGCATGGAGCAGGCACACGGATTCGTATTGGCAGAGGCCGTGGCGAACGCTCTGACCACGGCTGCCGACGTTGCGTACCGAGCGTGCCCTGAAGGCTTGATGCCCCCCGCACCGGAGGCTTCCCCGTATGATTCTCCGTGAGCCACGCGCCCCGCAGATCGACATGCTCCGGGGCCTGCGCAAAGGGCCGCGCATTCAGTTGATCGGCAGCATGGGCCTCGGCAAGTCAGGTGCAATGATCCTGCACGCCAAGGCCCTCGCTAACCACATCAGCCGGTGGCCTGGTGTATTGCTGTTCGCCCCGTTGCAGGTGGCGTTCAACTGGCACAAAGAGATCCCGCTGTGGGTACCGGGCCTGCGGGTCGAGATCATCCACGGCGAACTGGCTGAGCGCAAGGCCGCGCTGCAACGCGGGGCCGACATCACCATCGTCACCTATGACCACATCCCGTGGTTCGAGGAATACGTGGGCACCCATCCGTGGAGCGTCTTTGGCATGATGGCGATGTGCGATGAGTCCACCAAGATCAAGTCCACCCGCGTGGCGCAGATGACCTCATCACTGGGCAACGTTCGCTGGGACTACAACGGCGGGGTGCAGACCAACGCGCTGGCCCGCCATGCTGCCGAACTGCCGTACTGGGTCAACGCCACCGGCACGCCAACGCCCAACGGCTTGATAGACGTGTGGGGGCAGTATTGGTACATCGATCGGGGGTTGCGCCTTGGCACCAGCTTCTCACGCTTCCAAGAGCGGTGGTTCGTGATGCCAAAACGGTACGACCCCATGGCCACGCCCACTGTCCGGCCCGGGGCGATGGAAGAGATCAGCCACCTGACCGCCGATGTCACAGCCGTGGCGCGCGTCGAGGACTACTACCCCGACCTGGCCAAGCCGAACATCATCGACAAGTGGGTCGAGCTACCACCCAAGGCCCGCAAGATTTACCAAGACATGAAGTCCCGCATGTCGGCCGAGGTGAAGGAAGGCAAGGAAGCTGCTGTGCTGACAGCAGGCGCGAAGAACAACAAGCTGCTGCAAATTGGCAGCGGCTTTGCCTACTGGAAAGACGAGGACGAAGACCCGGATGCACAGTTGTGCGAGATGCTGCACGAAGCCAAGCTGGATGTCGTCGAGTCGATCATGAACGAGACCGGCGAGCCGCTGGTGGTGGTCTACTACTACAAGGCCACGCTGCACCAGATGCGCAAGCGGTTCAAGAAACGGCTCACCGAGCTGGACAGTCAAGGCAAGGTGCAGGAAGCGTGGAACGAGGGCAAGGTGAGGCTGCTGGCCATCCAGTACCAAGAGGGTGCCCACGGCCTGTCATTGCAGCACGGCGGGCGCAACATCTGCCTGCTGACCCCGACCTACAACGCCGAGCACTACGGCCAGATCCTCGAACGGCTGGGCCCGCTGCGCCAGATGCAGTCCGGCTACAGCCGGGTGGTCAACGTGTTCCGCGTGATGGCTGAGAAGACCGAGGACGAACGGGTGTTCGACGTTCCGATTGGCAAGATCAGTTACCAGCAAGCGATGATAGATTTTATTCAGGAGTTGACGCAGTGAGCGCCTATTACAACGAGATTGACCCCTACGCGGCCCAGTGGCTGCGCAACCTTATCGCCGCGGGGCATATCGCTCCAGGCATTGTCGATGAAAGAAGCATTGAAGATGTTCGACCCTCAGATTTACGTGACTTCACCCAAGTCCACTTCTTCGCCGGCATCGGCGTCTGGTCCCGAGCTCTTCGGCAAGCTGGATGGCCTGACGACCGACCCGTGTGGACAGGTTCATGTCCCTGTCAACCATTCAGCGCGGCTGGCAAAGGTGCTGGATTTGATGACCAGCGGCACCTATGGCCGCACTTCTTCCATCTCATCAAGCAGCGCCGCCCTGCAACAGTCATTGGAGAGCAGGTTGCGAGCAAAGACGCAGAGCCTTGGCTCGACCTTGTACAAGCTGACGTGGAAGCCCTGGGCTACGCCTTCGGGTGTGTCCCGTTCCCGTCTGCGGGGGTCGGCGCTCCGCACATCCGCGACCGACTGTACTGGGTGGCCAACGCCGATGGCCATGGACAGTTGGATGGCGTCAACAGAGCGAAAAGGGGAGGGCCAACGGCAGTTACCGAACATAGCAGCCATAGCGGGGTGGTCGACACCGGCAAAGGCCAACGGGGACGGCGGCCAAACGATGGGGCATTGCTCACCCACCGGAAGGCGCGCGGACGGCACGAAAACACAGGTGACGCTGAACGGCATCGCGGCGCTGGCGGGATGGGTAACCCCTTCGGCCCGCGACTGGAAGGACACACCGGGGATGTCGGCGCAGCGGGATGGCAAGGACCGAGTAGACCAGCTGCCGCGCCAGGCGTACCTAGCGGGCTGGCCTACACCTTTGGTGGGCTCGACAACACCGGCGGCGCACGGGCAGATAAGTGGGCAGTGGAGAGCAGCGATGGAGCCGTGCAAACCGAACACGGACTCCCCGGCCCGGTTAACGGCTTCTGGCGAGATGCTGACTGGCTCTTCTGCCGAGATGGAAAGTGGCGGCCAGTTGAACCCGGCACATTCCCGCTGGCTCATGGGGTTACCAATCGAGTGGGACGACTGCGCGCCTACGGAAACGCCATCAACGCTGAAGCGGCGCGCGTCTTCATCCAGTGTTTGATGTGATACACTGACCGGGCACCATTGGGTGTCTCCCTTAAGGGTGTATCGCCACCCATTGAAACCCCCGCACCGCAAGGCACGGGGGTTATTTTTTGCTTACTGCGGGATGAGGTTGTACTCACGGATGAACGCGTTCTGCCGTTCCTCTCGCTGCTTGCTAAGCTCCAGGCGCTGTGGGTTTGCGCCCTTGGCGACACCGGCCTGCGTCAACTTGCGGGCATCGGCCTGCAAAGCCTTGTCGTCTTCCTGCCACCTGTTGTACAAATCCAACACTGCCTGCTGGCGCGCGTCGAACGCGACGGTCGGGTCGGCATTGAACTCTTTGAGCAACGTGTCACCCTCGGCCTTGAACCGGCTGAGTTCACCGATGCTGGCGTTGGGGTTGTAGGTGGACACCAGCGACTTGTACAGCGGCACCTGCGTGGGGCGGCCCAGCAGTTCGCTGTTGGGGTTGTCGACCCACACCTGCTGCGCGATGCGGGCAGGGCCCACCGCCACAGTGCGCATGAGTTCCCGCACCTGCTCGGGCGCAAAGTCCATGCCGGTGTACTGCCGAACAGCGGTGGCCAGTTCCTTGTAGAAGTCAGCCGTCAAAGGGTAGCCCTGCTCCGACTTGAACACGCCGTCTTTCAGGTAGTCCTCTTTGATCAGCTGGCCGCCCAGCCCCGAGCGGTTGATGGCCACGTTGACACCAGGCTTGGCCAGGGTGGGCGCCAGCATCTGCGCAAACCAATCGGCCGGCGCGTCGTTGAAACTCACCTTCGGGTCATCGATGGGCGAGATGGAAGGCAAGACGCCACGGGTGAACACTTCACCCAGCGCGGTCGGCAGCGTCTCGTCTCCCTTGCCAAAGCCCCACATCTGGCGCGCGATGACGTTGGCCAGCATCGGCATGCCGAAGCCCAGCGGCATCTTGAAGATCGTGTCGGTACCGGGGATAGGGATGGGCAGTGAACGGTCCTTGGTGTAGTCGTCCAGCAAGTCGATGCGATTGCGCCCCAGGTCGTCATCATCGCCAGCCAGCGAACCCATGAGCATCTGCAACGCCATGAGCGCAGCCACGTGCCCAGCGGCCCTCTTGCGCCCCACCGGCGTCTTGAGCAACTGAATCAAGTTGGAGCCGCCGGTGACAGCCGGTTGAGCGAAGGCGTAGAACACCCGCACGATGGGCATTGCGGCGCCACCCTTGCGGAAGTTCATCAAGTCCAAGGCGGCAGCGGCTGCATCCTCTTTGGTCATGCCCTGCTCGCGCAGTGCGGCGTAGGCCGACAAGGCAGACACCGATTCGAACACCTCGTTCCAGCGGGACACCACCTTGCCCATGGTCTTGGCGAACTGCGCGGGCTTGGAGTTGGCCAGCTTGCCCACCTCGGACGCCAAGGCGCCACGGTCAGCGGCCAGTGATGCGCTGTACTTGGAGCCGCCACCGCCGAACTCCTCGAACTCACGCAGCAGCAGGGCGTACTTGCTGTTGGCCGCAGCGCCTGGCGTCTTGGTCCATAGCGCCTTACGCAACTCGTTGAGCACGATGCCGGACGACGACAGGGAGATCATCCGCTGTGCTGCCAGTTTGGCGTCAACCTTGTTGCCGTTGGCGGCCACCAGATTCTTTGTGCGCAGGAACTCACTGCGTTCCCACACGTCGCGAATCATGTTGATGGGCGCGAAGATAGGGTTCAACTGCGTAACGGCATACGCAAACATGCGCGTTGGTGTAGCGAAGCCTTGCAGTAACCGGCTACGGCCATCCACGTTCTCTTTGCGCAGCGCGGCCAGCTGGCTGCCGTCGCCGATGGAGTATCCCTTGTCGCCCACCACAACGAGGTCATCGCCCAGGCGGTTCACGATGGTCAGGTCGGTGACGTGCATACCGGCAGCGGTGCGTTGCGCCGGGGTCATGGTGTCGTACACCTGCTTGACCATCTGCGAGAAGTCGTACCAGCCCGAAGCCGCGGCCGACTTTTGCATGGCACCGATGGATGCGGTGATGCCATCGTCGGCCAGCGACTCGGTGCGGCCCTTGAGTCGCTTGTCCGCCGCCACGTTGGGCGCCTTGTAGCCCGAGCCCAGCGCGTCCTGCTCGATGGCCAGTGAGCCGTCGCCGGTGGTGGGCACGTACTTGGAGATGGCCGACAGCTTGGACACGAAGTCTTCGCGTGCCGTCTCCAACGCCTGCTGGTTGCTGCCACCCGCGCGGGCTGCGGCCACCAGTGCTTCCATCTCGGCGCGCAGGCTCTCCGTCTCCGGCGAGAACAGCACGGCTTCGTCGACCGCCACCCGGCCTGACTCCAGATCCACGGCCATGCGGAACGCATTCATGCGGTACAGATGCTGCGCCGCAGCTGCCAACGGGCCGCGCCCGAAGCGCTGCTCGGCTGCTTGGATCCAGGCAGCGGCTTGTGCGTCGTTCATACCGGCGGCAAGTCCGACTGGCCGACCGCTGGCGCCGACATGGTTGTCCACTGTGGCGGGTGCGGCCATTGCGAACAGTCGGTCATCACGCACTGATACAGCTTCCGTCAACGCAGCACGTAGCGTGCCAAGACGGCGCGGGGATGCACCGGCAGTGACAGCATCGTCGTACTCGGTCTGGGCTGTAACGATGTCCGCTTCCGCCTGTGCCAGCATCCGCTGATTCTTGATGGGCGCGTAGGTTGCCGTGGCCCACTGGCCAGCGTAATAGATGACGGTCTCTGACGTGATGTTAGGGTCGTTGGCCGCAGCGGCGTCGCGCATGGCGCTCAACGAGTCGTTCAACTCTTTGCCGCCGAAGCGGTCGGCTGCCAGGTTGGTGATGTTGTCGCGCTTGTTGGGCGCCGTGTACATCGCGCCAATCAACGCGTTACGCAGGGCTTCGGGCACGGGCAGGGCTTGGGCCCAGCGCACCACCGGCAGCAGCGAGTCGGCGAAGGCTTCCGTGATCTTGTCACCGAACTTGGCCATGGCGTCGTAGAACACGCCGCGCTGCTGCGGTGTGAGGCCACCGCCACGGGCGCCCTGCTGCGCGGCTTGCACCACAGCGCGAGTCGTCGTGGCCGGGGTGGCAATGCGACCGGCTTGGGCTGCGGCCAGCGCAGCGCCAGGCGCACGGCCTGTTGCGTTGATGGGTGCGCTACCAGTAGGAGGCGCGGGCGGTGCTGCGGGCCCGGCTTGCGGCACCAGTTCGTCGTCTGCGGTTTCGTCGAGGATGCTACCGGGCGTTGCAGCGTCGGGCGGCAGGTCGAACAGGCGTTGCAGGTCTTGCACTCGGGTCTGGGCGAAGCGGGCCGGGGCTGGGCCGGTGATGAACTGGCGCGCGATGGCGACAAGGCGGATAGCGTCCACCGTAAGGGGCAACGTGAACCGCTCTTGACTCTGACGGTCGGTGATGGCGCGCCCTGCTCGCACAGTTTCAGCGACATCAAGGGGGGTGCGGTTCGGTCCGGCTACCACTTGGCGTGTGGCAAAGTCAAAGCCCAGTGGCATGGAGTCGGGGGGCATCGTTTGACGCAGCTGGTCCTCCACATAGCCGAGCATGTTGCGCAGGCCACCGCCACTGTCACGTGAGACGTTGTACTGCGAGCGCGCCGCTTCGGCAGGCATCCCGACGTTGATGCGGCCGATGTGCAATTCTGCGGCTGGCATGTTGCTGAAGTGGGTACCCCACCGCAACATGGAACGCAACCTGTTGAGGGGCATGCGCTGCTGGTTCGGGGCGAGTAGCGTACCGGTGTTCACTTTCATGCGGGAGTAAACCGCTGCACCGTAAGCCGCATCGTAAAACACTGCGCCCTCTCCGCTGCCTTCGGTGAAGTTGGCGGTGTTGAAGTGAACCGCCGTGTTGCCACTCTCCAGCGAGCGTGTACCGCTATGCGACAACGTGAGGCCAGCGCCGTTGGAGTAGCCAAAGACCATGCCGCCGTTGCCCGACCGGATGGAGTTCAGGAAATAGCCCGAAGGGCTGGTGATGCCGAACAGCCGCTTCGCCGCCGCTTGCTTCTCCGCTACGGTGGTGAGGCCCGAGAGCGCGTCGGTCAACGCTTGGTTCGCGCTGCTGGCGTAGCTGTTCATGAACGACGTGTTGGCCATCACGCGGCCCTCTGGCGGGGTGTCCACGCTCACGACCGCAGTGGGCAGACCCGAGGTGAAGGCGTCGCTGCGGGTGCCGGAGCGCGCTACCTGTGCGGCCATACGGGACAACGCGGTCCTCACCGTGGTAGCGGCAGGCAGTAGTGGGGCAGCTGCCGCAGCGGTCGGGTTCACCGGCGCTTCCGTGGCACCTGGCTGGCGGCTATCGACAGTCACAGCGTTGGCGCGCATGTCCGCAGCTTCGGCCGCAGTGATGGTACGCACGATGTCAGGGATGGCAACCGATCGCAGGTGCAATTCCCGTCCGTCACTGGTGGGCGCAACGGTGTAGGCCACGTTGTTGTGGAGTCCTCCCGGCAGCGTGTAGCCGTTTGGCGCAGTAAAGCGGTACGTGTCACCGACTGAAGCACTGACCGAAGCCCCGAGCAAGTCGAAGATAGGCCCGCTCGTAGCGGTCGGGGACGTGGTGTCGACGGGCGCAGGCGTCGGGGTGGCAGCCGTGCCGGTGATAGGGCTGAACGCAATGGCGTCAATGAAGAGTGGCCCTACGTCAACGGGGTTACCTTCGAATGCGTAGCCATCCTCGGCGAGACGGCGGTATAGCTGCCCAACGCGCCCGCGCACCTCACCCCCCGCGCCGGTGAGGGCGTTGGTGTCCAGCCCCGTGGTGCTGCGAAGCCAGTCCAGGAACTGCCCGTCGGCGCTGCTGCCAGGGGACGCGATGATGAACAGCGCGCGGTCAATGTCATTCCTGAAGTTGATCTGCATGTTGCGGTATCTCGGTGCCGACCGTGACAACCCTCGCGGCAGCTGCGCGTCCATCAGCGCTCGGTTGGTTGGGCGCGTCGGTGCAGCAGGTGCAGCAGGTGCAGCAGGTGCAGCAGGTGCAGCAGGTGCAGCAGGTGCAGCAGGTGCAGCAGGCGTAACCTGCACAGGGTTCGCACCGTTGGGGTCGTTCTGCACAAACTCGGCCGCCACACGCGACATCAAGTCGGCGATGGTAGCTTCCCACCGTGTCGTCACAGGCACACCGAAGGCGGCTTCGTAGATACCCCGGATAGTGCGCGCGAACAGGCTGAAGATGGTGCCTTGCGGGGCCGCGTTCAAACGCTCGGCGGCACGGCGGGCGGGCGCCGCCATGTCGTTCAGGTTGTAGGTGTTGTCCTGCATGAAGGCCAGCGCTTCCGGGCGGAACATCTCGGCCATGGCCTCTTCTGGGCGGCTGCGCGCGTAGGTGCCCGCGGGCAACAGGAGGCGCAGATGCTCGATAAGGCCGATCGTGTCTTGCGCTTGTTGGTCTCCGGCGTTCCCGCGGCGCAGCACTGCGTTGTACCCGCGCACCGTGAGGCCGTGCAGGTACTCGTGCACCACCGTTGCTTCCGTGGTGGATGGGTTAAAAGTCACCGCGTGGGTGGACGGGTCGTAAGAACCGCGCTCGCCGCGTTCGGGAATCGTTGCGGACCACACACGGCGGGGCGTGTCAATGCCAGCCGCTTGGTATAGGTCTTGCACTGCACGCGCCGCGATGGGGTTTGCGCCCTCTTGGTTTTGTTCGTCGGTGGCGATAGCGGCCAACGCGTCCGCACCCTGGACGGCGGCTTGCGCCCACGGCAGGGCCGGGTTGTTCTGAATCTGAAGCTCCACGCCGAGTGTGTTGCGTGCGTACCCGGCGAAGGCGTTCTGCTCAGACCGCTCGTTACGAGGGGAGATGCCTTCACCCCGGGCATACGCAGCCTGCACAGCGATAGGCGCGTTGCGCACAGCCGCCGAGATGTCGCGCGCCATGATGTTGTTGGGCGTGCCGTTGTTCGTGGCCGCCGTCACGATGTCGTCGATCTGCTGGTTCAGTGCGGCGATGCCATCGGCCGGTGCAGGTGCAGGTGCAGGTGCAGGTGCAGGTGCAGGTGCAGGTGCAGGTGCAGGTGCAGGTGCAGGTGCAGGTGCAGGTGGCGCCGGCGGGGTGGTCAGTCCATTTTGTGGGGCGGCAGCTGGCCCGCCTGGCGCATCTGCACCTTCTTGAGGTCCAGCTGGGCTTCCTGCAACTCCAGCTGGGCTTCCTGCACCTCCAGTTTGGCCTTGTTGAGTTGTTGGGCTTTGGTTCCCGGGGGTGGGAACTGTCCCAGTCCCAGTAGGTTGCGTGGTGGGTTGGCCATTTGGGGCTCCAGTTGTTGCTGCGGGTGCAGCGGGTTGTGCCACACCGGCTGGTGCGACGTATCCTTGAGTGCGGTTCGCGAACGCCACGACGCCAGGCGTCAGCGTGGTCACCATGTCGGTGGCCTGCGTGGCAAGCGACTGCGCTTCGGGCGATGCAGCAGCGCCCATGGCTGGCGTCACTGTGCCGTCCGGTTGAATCAGGAAGGTGGTATCCACACCGGCAACGGGGATGGTGTGGTTGCGGATGGCCTGCACCCCGGCGTCGCCGATGATGACGGTGCTCACGCCACGGCCTGCCAAGATACCGGCTTCAGCGGGCAGCCCGGAGGCCAGCGCCAGCGTGCGCATCGCGTCTTCGTTGAGGGTACCCAAGTCGGTGACATCGGCCAGCGTTGCCGTGGCAGTGTTGCGCAGCCGGGTGACCCCCGTGTCACGACTCACCGCGAGGTTGCTGTCTTCCGCTGCCTTGGCCGAGCGCGCTGCAATCAGGTTGCCCTGCTTGTCGCGGGTGACAACCACATCGGCGCCATCCAATTTTGGGCCCGTCACAGCGTTTATCGCCTTGCCCCCTGCGGCGGTACCGGCAGCCGTGCCCGCGCCTGCGAGAGCGCCCGCAGCGCCAGCCTCAAACGACCCGCCGAATGTGGACTGCTCCAAGCCCGCGCGTTGCTTGGCCAGGTTGCCCGCCGTGTTGCCGCCGAACTCTTCGAGGTATTCCGACACGCCCTCTTCGATAGGCGACCGGGCGAGAACCAATGCACCCTTGACGAGACCACGCTCCACCGGCGCAGCCACCAGCTTATCGGCCACAGCTTTGACGGCCGAGGTGCTGGACACTTTACCCAGCCCGAACTTCGCCAGCGCTTGCGTAGCGGCCTTGCCGAACACCCCACCGCTGACGCCAGCGCCCGCTTGGATAGCGCCTTGAGCCGCACGCCCCACGCCCGCTACACCACTGACAACACCGGCAGCGCCGCCGATGGCACGCGCGGTCAGGTTCACGTCTTCGATAACGGCTTGCGCGAGAGCAGCCTTGGCCAGTTCGGCGTTGCCGCCGTGGGCTTGCAGCAGCTGGGCGTACTGAGGGGACTTGGCCAGGTCCGCATCGGACAGGCTGGAGATGTCGTTTGCCAAACCGCTGGCCACATCGGCGAAGCCCAGTTCCTGCCCAACGGCGGCACCGGCAGCGGCACCCGAGGCCACGCCGACAAGGGGAGTCGCCAGCGTACCCAGTGCGCCAGCGCCAATGGCAGCGCCAACGCTGATCAGGGTGGACGGCGCGTTGCCCAAGATGGCCTTCAGTCGGCCCGAGTTGAACGAGTCGACAGCCAGTTCGGTTTCCTGCCCAGCCGTGAGTTCAGCGCCGCCGTTCTCACGCAAGAAACGCTTGCGCTTGAGGTCGATCGTTTTCTGTTGGTCTTTCGAATAGTCGGAGAGGTTCGCGTCAAGCGTGGCCTGCGACACCCTCAATTCTTTCTGGAGCCGCGCAGTCTCTTCGACCGATGCGCCGCTCAGTTGCCGCCCGTACCACAGGCTCTTGGCGTTGGCCACCGCCGTGTCCACGATGTCGCTGTTGAGCCAGCTGAACTTGGGCGCAGGGGTAATGCTGGCCTGCGTCTGAGCCAGGCCTTCACGGTACTGCGCGAGCACGGCCTTGGACAACGGCTTGCCCAGCCGCTGCTCGGCACGGGCCACCCGCTCTTTGAACTGGGCATCTACCCACAAGGCCTGCTGCTTGCGCTGCTCAGCCACCGGCAGGGCCTGCCATTCAGGGGATGCCAGCACGGCTTGCCACGGCTTGGTCACATCGATCTCGGCGACACCGCCAACGGCAGCGTCCGAGGTGCCAGGCGCGATGCCCGTGGCGCTTGCGATGTCAGCGGCCACAGTGTCCGGGCTGGAGATGTCTTTGAGTGCGGCCTTGTCGGCGGCAGCCGTGAGCTTTGCGGCCGCTGCGGCGTCCTTCTTCTGTTGCTTGAGGAAGTCGTCAACGGCCGAGGTGTCGGGCTTGAAGGTAGGGGCGGCAGCGGCGCGCGTCTTGGGCTGCGGCAGGCCGGGGTTCAGCGTTGGGTCCGTGAAGCCGGGCAGGGAACTGGCGAAGTTGTCAGCCGGTGGTGCACCGAACTGTTGCAACGCGTTAATGAGGGTGTTCGGATCAAAGGACGTGGCCATGTGGGGTACCGGTTGAGGGTTCCCCACATTCTAGCGGCCTACACCACTTCCTACAATCAAGCAAGAATCTTGTTCAGGTAGCGGTCAATGCCGCCAGGCAGCGTGAAGGGATCCTTCTTGTCGACCTGTGGCGTGTCACTGAACATGTTGGCCAGCGCGTTGTCTTGCGACTTGGCGGCAGCGGTTTGGAGTTGGTCCAGAAAGTTGGTACCGACACCGCCGGAGCCCACGCCACCGGTACCGACAGGCCCGCCGGGTAGGTTCTGCATCCACGCCATAGGGTCTTGCGCGCCACCCCCCGCCGATGCCTGCAATTGGTCGGGCGTCAGACCCAACTGTTGTTGCGGCGCAACAGCTACAGGGGCGGGCGGTAGACCTGCATTGATCTCAGCACCGGCTTGTTCGAGCGCGGCCAGTTGGTCGGCTGGGCCCGTAGCGCGTTGCTCAATCTGTTGCGGGGCGGGTTTGGCTGCAACGGTTTGCGGTGCGTCACCCCCGGCGCGGGCGACCGACAGTGGCTGCGCCTGTAACCCGCCACGCTTGGCGATGGCCGTGTTGTAGTCCGCCGCCTCTTTTGGCAGCTTGATCTTTGAGGGGTCGCGCAACCACCGGCGCACGTTGCCCTGCCCCCAGTTGTAGGCCAGCCGCCCGAGCGTCTCGTTGCCGAACTGGTTGGACAACTGCGACATATACTTGGCGCCAGCGTCCAGCGACGCGATGGGGTCCAGCGGGTTCAGGCCGAACTCTTTGGCAGTGGCCGGCACGAACTGCGCCACGCCCTTGGCGCCAGCGCTCGACACGGCGTTGGGGTTGAACCCTGACTCCTGTTGTATTTGTGCAACATACCAGTCGGGGTCGATGCCGTACTTGGTAGCCGATGCGCGAGCAACGGCAACCAGTTCGTCTTTGGTGTAAGTTTTTCCAGCCATGGATTACCTCTGAATCAATCCGCCGAGCGGGGCAGTGTTGCCGTAGACCGGCGGCGCGGACCCCATGTTACCAAGGAAGGTTCTGAATTGCTGTGCAACGGTCGGCCCGGGGTTTTGTGCAGCGCCTGTAACGCGCACGGTACCGTCGGGGAATGGGGTAGCCACCAGCCCCACCGATGCGTACTGCTGCAACTGCTGCAACTGCTGCGGGGTAGGCGTAAAGCCGTACTGTTGCGTGAGCACCGCCGGGGCGATGGCGGGCACCGAGGCAGCAGGGGGAGCCGCTGGTG